TTCCCGTATTTAGTGATGTTGTTTGTTTGCATCGTTCCGTATCCCGATGCTCCAGCCGCTAGTTTAGGAGCAGATGGAATCGTTGCCTGTGCCATTCGATTCGTTGCGGCAATGACGGCGTTAATGTTCTTCTCGATACCTTGAGCCAACCCAATCGGAATCCATTTTCCCACTTCATTTTTCATAACTAGGGAAGGCGAGTTGATACCTAATGCACTCTGAATCGTTTCCTTCACCTTATTAGCTATTTCCTGGGCCTTTTTGTATACCGATTGGGCCATTGAAGATATCCCGCTTATTAACCCTTCGATGATGTTTTTTCCAATTTCATAAAGGTTAATGCCTTCTAAAAATGATTTGGCTTGATTCCAGATTTCCTCTATTTTTGCCTTAGCCGCCATCATCTTTTCGGAAACAGCAGTTTTCATGTTTTCGAAACCGTTGCTAACAGCCGATTTAATGTTTTCAACTGTTGTAAAGAAAAAAGATTTGATTCCGTTCCAAATAGAAGATATTGCACTGCTGATAGCGTTGAATACAGTCGTTGTCGTTGTTTTGATATTTTCCCACGCTGCGACGACAAAGCCTTTTATGGCTTCGAGTGCTCCAGAAAATATCTTCTTAATGCCCTCCCAAATAGTTGAAAAAGCGTTTTTTAGATTTTCAAAAATGGCTTTCGCATCATTTTTCAGCCCCTCGAAATCGCCGGTGACAAGGTCAACAATAAGCAAGACAGCGCCAAGGAAAATATTTTTGATTGCCTCCCAGACGCCTGAAAAATACTGTTTGACTCCATCAAAAATTATCCGCAAGCCATCAATAAAAGGCGTGATAATCGCCATCACACCGTCTTTTATCGCGTTCCATATGTTCATTGTTGTTTGCTTGATACTTTCCCATGTGGTAAAAGTAGAATCTTTAATATTTGTCCATGTATCAGCGAAAAACTGCTTTATAGATTCAAGAGTCTGAGAAAACCACTCTGAAATAGCACTCCATACTTCGATTGCCTTTGTTTTGATAGTGTCCCAGTTTTGCCATAATAGTACACCAATTGCAATCAGTGCACCAATAGCAACAACTACTATTCCAATTGGACTAGTTAAAAAAGCCATTGTTGTTCCTAGTACTTTCCCTGCTGCATCCATTGCATACATACTTACAATCGCTATGGTTTCAGCTGCACTTTTAGCGTGTAAAGCTAAAGTATATATGCCAAATGCCGCGGCAGCACCTGTAATTCCAGCTATAAGTGGTAAAATTGCATTTAAGAAGTTTGTGGTGTCCGTAGCTAATTTATTAAAGTCAATCGCTAAGATATCATCTTTTAAATTCCCCATCTTTTCGACAAAAGTATCAAGCGCACCACTCTCACTAACCTTGTCAAAAAATCCTTGAACTTTATCTGCAATTTCTTCAAAAACATCACGCAATGAAGTAAAGGCTGTTGAACTTGTAATTTCATCCCTTAAATTTCCAAGCCACCCTTGAAAATCTTGAACTTTTTGCCCGGCTGTTTGTAGCCAACCAGATGCCTTTTGCAAACCATCAACCGCAACCCCTAGTATAGGTTGAGCAACTAATGCAGCAAAATCCGACCAAGCTTGTTTTAAGTTACCTAACTGGTTTTCGTAACCATCAGATTCTCGACTCGCTTGACCTGTTGCTCCTGCGGCTTCTTGCATCGCTTGGGCAAACTGTAGACGTGCTACTTGTTTTCCTGCCTCATCTAAATTATTCCAGTCTAAACCAAGATTTTTAGCAGCCCAAGAGGCCATTTGCGTTTCATTTGCAAACAAACCGATTGCCTCTCCGCCTTCATAATTTCCTTTGATAAATGAGTTTAGTGCGCTATTCGCGGCTTCATAACTCATATCATAAAAGGCGGCGGCATCTGCTGCCATTGTTACTGCTGTCTTTGCTTGTGTCATGGCTTCTTCAGTGCTTAATCCTAAGCCTTTAAACATAGATGTAGCACTGGTAAATGATGGCTTAATTCTGTTTGGCAACATGCCAAATTCTTTTGCCATTACGTCAATTGTATCTTGTGCTTGGTCGCCAACATTACCAAATACTTGGTCAAATTGTGCTTGTATAGCCTTCGCGCTTGCCGCAGCTTCGACACTAAATTTTCCAAAGCTAATTAACTTGTCTACTGCAAAAAATGTACCTATAGCTATTGCGGCTTTTTTAAAAAAACCGGTAATCTTGGTGCCTGCGTCTTTGGCTTTACCAACAGTACTATCTATACCTTTTTCTGCGTTAGATGTATCGACGCCTATCGTTCCAAAAAGCTTAAAAATTTCATTCATTTTCAATCTCACCGCCTTTGTTAACAGGCTTGATAAACTTCATTGCATTATTTATAGCAGCTTGCTCTTCCTCTTTGCTTAATAGCTTGTTCTTTGGCCTATACATATCTTTATAATGTTCCTTTTTAAAATCAGGAAAACTCTTTTTATATTCCTTTTGCAGCCACGTTTCCCAAAGGCTGTCCTCTACATCCTTATCAAATAAATACAAAATATAATCCGCTAAACTTGCTAACGAATGAGTTCTTAGCAAGGATAACGGATCTCCATATCGTTTAAATAAAATGTCTTTTAATTTAAACTCCATATTCTCATTTTGGTTTACAGTAAGGAGGCGATAGATGTAAAAAAATCCTTTAATTCAGGTTTTTTAAAGAAATTAATTAATAATGCTGTATAATCTTTTAATCCTAGCTTTTTAATCTCATTAACGTTTACACCACATAAATCAGCAAGTAGAGCATTTATATCATCCTTTACGGCACCCATATTTTTAAAGATGGTCTGTAATAAATTGGCCGCTGCCTCCATTCCTCTTTTTTCTGCATCAGTTTCACTATTTGCACTTGCACCGCTGTTCTTTTCAAAAATTTTCACAAAATCGTCTTTGATATCTAACTTCCCAACAATTGAAAGAAGAGTGAACAAATCGTCACCCCTCAACTCTCGCATTTCATATACCATACATTAGTTCCTCCTTATGCACCAGTTGTTGTTTCACCAGGATACAAGATTCTCCATGGGAATGTTTCTGCTTCTAATTGTTCAGTAGTTGCATGTGCTTCATATGTTTGTTCTACGACGGCCTCGTTATTGTCTTCCGTACCTAATTCAAGGCCTGAAGTGCATAACACGTTATCAAGAATGGCGATAATCGGCTTGTTTGTTCCACTCAATCGACCAACAACCGCCATATTAGAAATATAATCTGTATCATCAACATTTAATTTTGATTCAATTACTTTATATCCAGCAGGCGCCTCATCTGCTGCCGCATCTCTTATTGAACCATTCAAAGACTTACGAATGTTTTCTGCGGTAAGTTCTTTCATATTTGCGGTGATGGTTGCATTTGCAGATTCAAGAACCTTATTTCCTTTCACTTTCATTTTTGTTGCCCCATCAATTTCAATATCTCGATAGGATTGTTCAATAGTTAATGTAACTCCGCCAGATGTTGCCCCCTGTAATGTTCCTGTAAAATCACCACTAACGCTGTCAAAAGTGACATTTGTATAAACAACGCCCGCGTCAATAATGTAATTCTTTGCGGTAGTGCTTGAATATCCCGATTTCTTTAATACCATTATTTATTCCTCCAATCTACTTTACAATAGAATTGCAGATTCCTTCTTTTTATCATTTCGTCACCGGTTGAAATCTTTGTTGAGCGCAAAAAGTTAAAACGCATTAATACATCATCTGTTAAAATTATTAAATCCTTAAAATGTGCTTTTATATTGCTTTCCAACTGAAATATATTTGTATAGCTTGAATTGTTGTCGAATATGTCAACATCAATATCGAAACCTTCAATATTTCTTTCAACTGATTCAACATCAAAATCAAACGTTAGGTAAGGATAAATTACTGTTGATTTTCGATTCTTCTCATGAAAACTTTCCGGAGTAACTGCTCTAAACTGTTTTGTTAACTCTTGTACGAATTCAATCATTACCTTTAACCCCCTTGAAAGAGGTTTTAAATTTATCGCCGATTATTTTTATCACTTGCTTTTTATTACTTCTAAATGCCGGACGTAAAAATGGTTGTGGTTCCATGCCCCAAGTAAAGAACCATTCACCCGATGGATCCTGATAGACCCATCCACCTTTACGACCTGCCCCATTCTCTGCAAATTCACCAGTCCCATACTCTACATATATGGCATACATCAAAGGAGAACCGACTTGACCAACAATTTTTCCATTTTGTTCAAAGACTCTATGACTAATTTTGTCTCTTAATTCGCCTGTACTTCCAACTGGGGCCAAAGCTTTGGCTTGCCCTTCAACTAATAGACAAGCACTTTCCATTGATTTTGTTGCTGCAAGCTTGAGCGCCTTCTTTACTACACCGGAATTATCTTCAAATTTCATTCAAAACACCACCAAACTTGCAATAGATTTCGTTATGATGGTGCATTCCCATAGGGTCATCACTGTAGGTAATCGTGTAAAATCGCTTATTTTCGTCAACTACGCGCATTTTATCTGTGATACCTTCTGTAAATACCGGAATAATCAAAAGATGTGTTGATTGCTCAATTACAGCGTTTTGAACAGTATTTAGGTCAGTTCCGGTTACTAAGTCGAGATAACCTTGAACTTCTTTAAACAAGGTCCAGTCCTCAATATATCCGCCAATTCCATCATCAATTTGTGTCAATTTTTGTATTTGAAAAGTGTTCATTATCCCCACCTCATTTTCTCATACTTCTTGAGGAAGGAAAGTAAAGCTGATGGATATCCGTCAGTGTTTTCGGTTGCCGTTACATCATAGTAAGTGGTACTCATACGACTAATGGTTTCGGATTTGATACCTATTTTGTCGGCCATCTTTTTGTCGTACTCAATTAATTTCTTGATGCCTCGTTTAATGTCTGCTGGATATTTGACTAGAGTAACCATAATACCTGTTGTTTTTTCATCAAGAAACGGCTCATTTTCAACGGTTATAGTGTTATCTGGATTAATTCCCTTCACAACATACAAACCGTCGTTAAATCGGCTGTAATTGATTTCTACAGTGTCATTGATTCGCAACCCGTTTATTTTTCCGTTTACTCGAATAATATTAGGAGCTTCAATTTTCACATCTGTAAAACGGACTTGTTTATTTTGGAAATTGTTATTCGTTAATGCTCTGACACTCTGTTCAAAGGCATCCAAATCATCTTGAGTGATATTTATATCAATAACCATTGCTTCTTCAAGAGTAATAATCATTCCATCACCTCATTTCAAAAGAAAAAGAGGGATGTCGATTATCCCTCTTTCTTAGCTGGTTGTTTCTTAACCGTTGCTTTCTTATCTTCTTTTTCGACTTTTTTAAATCCCAACGCTTCTAATTGTCGCGCTTTCACCTCATTATCAGTATAACGAACAACATTTAAAAGCCTATACTCTGTCATTTCCATGTAACACT